TGAAAAGCCCATTCATAATCAAATGGTTTATAGTGTACTCTTTCCTTAAATAAACTCATAGTTTTTCTTCTAACTCCTTAATATAATCTTCTTCTTCTTTTGGTAACTCTTCTTTGGTTTTGTCTTTACCAAATATAGCGTTCCAGTTTTCTCTAAATTTATCTGATGGTATGTGAACACCATCTCTTATTTTATAATCTTTAAAGCCCATAAAATAATTCTACTCCTTCTATTATTATTATTGCTAATAATTCTAGTGCTAAGATTGTATGATAGACAGTCCACAAAACTGTTTGCTTTTGTTGTTTCTTTTTACAATAACAACGCTTACGTTTTGGTTTGTCCATGTGGTCAAATATGCTACTGTCTGTCATTATCCCTCACACGATAAACAATCAGCTTCAGGTATGATTGTTCTTTCTACTTTTTTAGACACTAACTCTGCACGTTTAATAGCTTCTGAACGACAGTAGTATAATGTTTTTAGTTTACGTTTCCAAGCTAACATGTGTATATCATGTAGCTCTTTAACATTTACATCAGCAGGTACAAACACATTTATAGATTGTCCTTGACAAATATATTGTTGTCTGTCTGCCGCATGTTCTATTACCCATTGTTGGTTAATCTCAATCGCAGTTTTGAAAGTATCTTTCTCATAGTCCGATAACTCTTTAAGGTGTAATACCGAGCCACGATTTGCAAGTATTGAAGTCCAAGTCTCATCATTATTAATTCCTTTCTTCTCTAATAATTTTTCTAAATATTTATTCTTTACTAAGAATGAACCTGACATTGTTTTCTGCACATAGGCGTTTGCTCTGTATGGTTCTACTGAAGGTGATGTAGTACCACAGATAATAGAAGACGAAGCATTAGGTGCAATAGCTAATAAGTGTGCGTTACGCATACCAGTACCTTCCATGTCTGGTGCTTCACCTCTTTTAATTGCAAGTCTTTTAGACTCTTCTACTGCTTGTGCTTTTATTGTTTTAAATATTTTTAAATTTAATGACTTAGCTAGTACAGATTCAAACGGTATACCTTTAGATTGTAAGTAAGCATGGAAACCCATAGCACCTAAACCTAAACTTCTTTCATTGTTTGCACTAAACCTAGCTCTAAATAATTCTTCAGGTGCATTATCAATAAAGTATTGTAATACATTGTCTAAGAATCTAATTAAGTCTGGTATAAATAATGTGTCATTCTTCCACTCGTCATACTTTTCTAAGTTTACAGAAGACAAACAACATACTGCTGTTCTATTGTCACTTGTTGGTAAAGTTATCTCAGTACATAAATTAGAATGATGTACTTCTAAACCTAATTTCTTTTGTGTTTCAGGTAACGCATCATTAATAGTATCAATAAAAGATACATAAGGCTCACCTGTTGCTACTCTTGTTTCTAAAATCTTTTGCCATAACTCTCTAGCAGATACAGTACGTACAACTTTTTTTGTGTGTGGGTCTACAAGATTCCAACTGTCATCATACGTAGGTTCTTTTATACAGTTATCTATTAGTTGCATAAACTCATTACTAATGTTTACACCATGATGTAAGTTAAGACATTTTCTATGTATGTCACCACCACTAGGTTTTCTCATCTCAATAAATTCTATAATTTCTGGGTGTGATATATCCATGTATGCCGCATAACTACCACGTCTTGTTTTGCCTTGAGAAAATGCAAGTATCTCTGAGTCTACTACATGTAAGAATGGAATAGAACCTGATGATTGTGAACCACCAGATGTCATAGTACCATCACTTCGTATGTGTCCCCAGTAGCCACCGATACCACCACCCACAGAAGCCAACCAAGCATTTTCTGTGTAGTGTCCTGTTAATCCTTCTCTACTATCACCAACATAATTTAGGAAGCATGAAATAGGCATACCCCTTTTACTTCCTGCGTTAGACAAAACAGGTGTAGAGTACATAAACCATAGCTTAGACGCATAAGAATAAATACGTTCAGCCATTTCATCATTATCTGAAAATGCTTTAGCCGCTCTTAAAAATCCATCTTGCGGTGAATCTTCTGTAGGCAATAAGTATCTATCTTTTAATGTTGTCTTACCAAAATCTGTAAGCAACTCGTCTCTACTATAATCTATCATAATTTAACTCTCTCTACTTTCTCTTTTTTAATGTCAATAAAATCTGCTCTATCTATTATTGCATGGTCAACCTTGACTGGGTCAAACTCATCTAAAAATAATAAAACTATTTCTTTGTCTAGCGTACCACATGTGTAGACATCTAACTGCACAATAGCAGGAGATACTTCGTCCCAACAATGCAGTGCAATATGTGAAGTCTCTATACATTGCACCGCAGTAATGCCTTTGTTCTCTTCTTTGTTTACATACACAGCAGTAGGTCTACCTAATGGACGCATACCTATTGCTTTGACTAACTTACGCAACCACTTCTTTACTTTACGTATGTCTTGTGGTGGCTGTTTAACTTCAGCTCTAATTATAATATGTTTATGTTGTAGCATCTGGTGTGTTTGTAACTTTTGGTACACCTTCTTTTTCTATAATAAAATCAATGTACTGTTTTGCTTTTTTTAAATCTTCAAGACCACCTTTACCACGCCAACGTGTTATGTATTTCACAACATTGCCTTCGCAATACGTGAGACCATTAGCTATAATATAATCAATAGGTTCTATCTCTTTGTTAGCATAGTGCGGTGGGTTTTTTATATTGTCCATAATTTAACCTTACCTGTTTTCTTGTTGTAGTCACCATGCCTTAGTATTCTAGCAACTCTAGCTTGAGCTAGTGCTTCTTTAGCAGTGTAACCTTTATCTTTGTATATACCTTTTACTATTTTCCATAAGTCTTTTAATGGAACATTAGTATATTTTTGTATAAGTTTATTTGCAGTAACTACACCAACACCATCAATGCCATCATAGCCATCAACTTTATCACCAGTCAATGTCTGTATCATAAAGTTATAGTCAGCCATTCTTGGTGGTATCTGTTCTACATTTAAACCGTCAGCAGATAAGTTACATGGTACTGTTCGTAAATCTTTATCTATACTAACTACAATTCTTTCTTCATTAGTTGGCTCAGTTGCCATGATACCTAACACATCATCAGCTTCTAAGTTATCCCACATTACACCATTATGTTTTTTCATAACATAGTCACGCAATGCTTTTAATGTCATTGGCTTACGCTTCTGTCTTCTGTTATCTTTGTAAGAAGGTAAGACATCTTTTCTAAAATTGTTCTTATCTGTTAATGCAACAACATAATCATCTGCACTGAATGATGAACCTAAGTCATCTATCACTGCATCTACATCTGCTTTACATTTATTCTCATCACAATGTAATGTCCATAGTCCATCACCCCAATGAGTATCTACTTCGTTATTGACTGCAATCTGATATAATAAAATATCACCATCAATCAATATTACTTTTCTACCTTTTAGTTTATCACTCATAATATTATCCTATGTTCTTTTTTAAAAATAATTCAGCAAGAGGAACTAGAACAAACCTACTTCTATTACCATCACCGCCGCTTTTAATATTCTTGATATATTTTTTTGCCAATTTTTTTACGGTTGCAGTATCAAATATCAAACGACAATAATCTTTATCACCGTTAGCTAGTATATGCACCCAGTAGTCAGCTTCAGTTGCCATGATACCTGACGGTTTACCATAACATTCTACTTCTATTGCAATGTTATTAGTTTTAAACCACCAGTCTCTTTCTGTTTTGACTTCCATTTTGGTTTTGTCTTTATCAAGAATAGATACAATTCTGTTTTCTCTCTCCTGTCCATACTTTAAATCTTTATCAAACTTCTTATTCATTAATGTGTTTCACTCCAATCATTTCCTATTTTATATTCTCCTGTTAAAGGTAGTCTTAATTGGAAGTGTTCGCCAGTACATTGGATTGCTTTGACAGCTAACCTACCAACGGTCTCTGCATCTTTCTCAAGACACTCAACCTGTATTTCATCATGCACCCAAACAACCTGTTGGGCTTCAGGTATATCCTTAATTAATTTATCAAACTCAACAAGCCATTGTTTACAAACCAGTGCTCCTGAACTTTGTAGTAATGTATTGAGTGCCGCATGAGCTGAACGAACTTTAATCTGTCTTTTATCAAGACCAACTAAATGTCCTCTCTCTGCCGCTAATTGTACTTGCTCTATTAATTTACTTAGAGCAGGTAAGTTGTTTAAGAATCTTTTTTTAATCTTAGATGCTTCGCTAACTTTTTTACCAGTTACTTCAGCGATACGTTTAACGCCACCACCATAAAGAAAGCAATAATAAAAACGCTTTGCTAAATCTCTTGAGTCTAATCCTGCAAGAGTTTGTGTCTCTGTATGTATGTCACCATCTAATACAACTTTTGTATACTCACCGTTGTCATACTTAGACATAAAGTGTGCTAACATTCTAACTTCTAATCCTGATATATCTATACCTACTAGCTTCTTACCACTAGGTACAGTAAATAAACTTCTACATTCTTTACCAAATGGTACAGACACGCTTGGTACTTGTGCCATGTTAGGAAACGAATGACTTGCACGTGCTGTTACAGTTGAATTAGTATTACATGTGCCATGTATCTTACCATTCTTTTCATGTTTCAACCATGCTTGTGTGCCTGTAGCTAGTTGTGCAATTCTTTTATCTAATAAGAAATGTTCGCATAAAATTTTTGCTTCAGGATATTCCAGTTTACTTAATACAGTATCATCTAGTTTTGGTTTACCATCATTAGTAAATTCTTTAGCTTCCCAACCATACTTAGTTTTTAATCTATCAGCTATGTGATGACGTGAACTAGGATTAAAGACAGTAACTCTATCTTTTAATTGCTTACCTGTTTTTTCTGATACTCTCTTCTCCGTAATAGGTAAGAATATTTTTTGTAGTTGTTCTTCTAACTCTATTCTTCTAGTATTTAATTTAGTATATAACTTCTCGGCTTCCTCTTTATTAAAAGTAAAACCATATCTTTCTTGTCTAAATATTAACTCGGCAACATCATGTTCTAAATCCATTGCTTGTTGAGAATA